ATATGAATCTTGTACTTGGATGGATCCTAAAGTAGGGGATTTTTATATTTTTCCAGCATGTCACCAACACTGTGTAATGCCTTTTAAAACTAAAAATAAAGGAGATGTACGAAGATCAATGTCTTTCAATTTTATTGAAAAAATAGAAAGTTAAATGTTTAATAAAAAAATTACTTTTTGCGCTATAGATAGAGACATGGTTGACGTATGGCCACATCCTCAACCTTCCTCAAGAGTTATTCCTGAAGAATATAAAAATTTAAAAAGACACAGTAAAAATAATTTACATGAACCAACAGTTAAAACTTGCATTCCATTTTTAGATTCTATGTCAATGGGCTATATGTTATTTTTTGATCAAGATTATGTAGTTGATCCAGTAGAAAATGATTTTAGTGTTACTCCTGCAAACAGAGAACAAGACGATTTTGGATTTCATAAGCGAGCACAATTACCAAAAGAATGGCATAAAACAACAGGAGAAAACGCAGGAAAATTTATAAATAAATGGTTAATAAAAACCCCTCCTGGTTACAGTTGTTTGTTTATACATCCCATGAACAGGTTAGAAGAAAGATGGAAAATTATTGAAGGAGTTGTAGACACAGACAATTATGTAAACATAATTAATTTTCCTTTTATTTTAAAAAAAAGAAATGAACAGTTTTTAATTAAAAAGGGAGAACCTCTTGTACAAGTAATTCCTTTTAAAAGAGAACCTTGGAAAATGTGGTCAGGTTTTTATATAGAAAAATTACATGCAAAAACTCTTAATTTTTTAAATAGTGAATGGGTTGATAGATATAAAAAAATGTTTTGGAATAAAAAAAGTTTTAAATGAAAAATTTAAAAGATTATATAAAAATATACGATGATGTTTTAGCTCATAGGATTTGTAAACAAATAGTTGAGAGTGCAGATGAATCAAAATTTACAAAATCAACAGTGCGACAAGACGAAAACAGCACAGCAAACTCAGGAGGAGTTATAAAAGAAGATAGAAATTGTTACAATAAATGGTTGGATAAACAATTTGAAAATGATGTTTTTAATTCTGTTGGTAAAATTTTAAATTTATATCAAAATGATATCGGCACTTTTGCAGACGGTGCAGAGGGTAAAGATACGGGATATGATCACTTATTATATAAAGGTAGTGAAAAAGGAAAATATACAACTCATGTTGATTATTTTTCACAAGCACCAAGATTACTTAGTATTTCTATATTGTTAAATGATAATTTTGACGGAGGTAATTTTTGTTTTTTTGATGAGTATGTTATTGAAAAAAAAGTAGGAAGTGCAATTGCATTTCCAAGTAATTTTATGTTTCCTCATGCTGTATTACCTGTATCAAACGGAGATAGACACTCAGTAATAACATGGATTCGTTAGAAAAAAATAAATATAAGTATGTAAAAAACATACTTTCACCTGACATGGTAAGATTTCTTTCATCTTGGAGTTTAATGAACTTTCAGAAGACTGATCAGGATGGCTTCATAGGTGATCCAGATGTTCCTTTATCATCTTCACTACATTCTAAAAACTCAGAAATATATCAACATCTTCTTCATTTTCTTTTACCAATGATGCAACAAGAAACAAACTTAGAATTACAACCAACATTTTGTTATAATAGAATTTATATGGGGGGATCATCTCTTAAAAAACATACAGATAGACCTTCTTGTGAAATAAGTGCATCAATAACTTTAAAATATTTTTATGAAAATAAAAATTATAAATGGCCTTTATGTATGGGGGATATGCCTGTTGTAATTAAATCAGGAGATGGTGTTATTTATAAAGGTTGTGAAATACCTCATTGGAGGCCTGTTTTTAATCAACCAAAAAAATATTGGCATCATCAATTATTTATTCATTATGTAAATAAAAATGGTCCTTATAAAAGTTTAATAGAAGAAAAAACAAAAAAAGAATTAGATAAAAATATAAATGAAGGATTAAAGTTTAAAACTTAATAATCTCTCCAAGTTTTACCATTAGTGCTCCATGTAGAAGGATCTGGATGTTCTGGATTATCATTAGCTATATCATTGGCTAGAGCAGCGTCATAAGCTGCAATTGAAGCTTCTATTTCGCCTTTTCTAGTTTCTGCCCATGTAAGTAAAGCAGCAACGGTTGTTGATCCAACAGCATCACTTGTAGCATTTAAATTTGTGTTGCCAGTCATATTTCCTGTAGATGGATCTTTACTTTGAATTTCATTTTGTCCTGGAAGATTGTTCCATAATACACAATGAACAGTATTAGGGATAGCTGGCATAGCAGCACCTTTATCAGCCCAATCAATTCTAAAACTATTATCTATTTGAATACTGTCTCCATTTAATATTACAATTTGTGTTGCCATAAATATCTCCTAGTGCTTTATAATATAGTTAACCACCACAAATGGTGAAAATGAATTTGTTCCTGCTGCTGTTACAGTTCCTGTTAAACTTGTGCTTACAGTTACTGCTCCAGTTAAAGTTCCTGATAAAGTATGTGAGTGATTATGTCCAGTTCCTGATCCAGCGTCATCAGTGTTACCTGAACCTACTGGTCCACTTGTTTGACCAGTAACAGGCGTTGGAGATCTGTTTGGTTGGTTAGAATTTGATTTAGTTAAAGAGTGACCGTGAGCAGCAAGTTGAGCAGTAGTTAAAGAAGTATTATCAATACTTCCAGTAACCGTTACAGATTGAGTATTAGTCACTGTGCTAGTAGCTGCTTGGTTGTTAGTAAGTGCTACCGTAACAGTATTAGCACCGCCAGTTCCTGCTAAAGCATAAGTACTACCATCATAACCTTGTGGCATTTTACCTTGTAGATCTGGAACATTAAAAGTTGTAGAACCATTTCCTGCTCCATAAGTTGTAGAAATTACAGCAAATAAATCTGCATAATCAGTTCTTGAAATTGCCGCACCATCACACAATACATAACCTGCGGGAGCTGTTGCTTTACCCCAAGGCTTAATTGCACCTACTTCACTTCTGTTTACTATATCTTGTAAGTTAGCCATTAGTCGTTATATTTCAACCTCCACCCATTTGTTGAATCGTAATATACCAGAGCTATACCAGCATTGTTAGTGCTAATTGTTAGATCTGATGCTGCACCCTGAATTTTTTCAGAGTTACGACCAACTGTAATGTTATAAGTAGCGGCACTACCTGTGCCATCTATAATTTTAACCTGGTTTCCTATTGAAGGAGAAGCAGGAAGAGTAATTGTAACTGCCGCTGCAGAACAATCAACAAAAATATTATCTCCGTCTGAAGCTGTGTAAGGAGAATCGGTATTATCTTTTTCAATCCATGCTTCACCTAAACCAGCAAGAGAAAAAATATCATACCAGTTTGTACCGTCAGTAGCCACCATTCGATATTTTCCGTTAGTAATAGTAACTGTATTACCTGTTGCACCCAGTCTTGCAGAAATATCTGCGCCACCAGAAATGTTATTATAAATTCCGTATGTTTTTTGTGTAGCAGGAAATTGAACTGTATGAGTTGTAGAAACTGTTCCACTAAATATTAATTGACTATTTCTAGCTTGGTTGTTTGCTTGAGTTTGAGGACCATCTCCGTTTGTTAGAGTGGTTGACGTTCCAGTTGTAATTGCTGGTACAGCATAAACACCAGCGATAGCAAATTCAAAAACCTGAGAAAAATTGTTATTAGTGATTGTACCCCAAGTACCAGAATTAGCACCTGTAACTTGCAGTTCTGTTCTTAGACCAGTTGAATATGTTGACATTTAATCTCCTAATAAAGTTTTATTGAATAATATAAAGTTTGTCAAAACTTTTATGCAGCCTTGTGAACTTCTGTCCAACTCATAGAACTGTTAGAATCATCGACTACAGACCAAAAGATCCCGCCTAATGTTCCTGTACCAATTGTAGCAGAAACTCCAGTTAATGTAAAGCTTACATCTATTTGAATATTTACTGATCCTGTTGATGTAGTGGCTTCCTCACTAGGAGCCAAATAAGTAGTTTCTTGCGTTACATCTCCTTCACTAGCAGTAGCACTAACCCCTGTAACAAAAATAGAGGTTAATACATCACCTACAGATGAAGTAGCTACTTGACCTGGTGGTTCTACTGTTGGAGAAATTGAAATATCTACGGCTCCCGTAGTTGCATCTTTT